AGGAAACCGAAGTCGAAGAGGTAACCGAGTATAGCTCGGACGTTGAGGACGCGGGGGACTCTGGGGAGTCTTTTGCCGAGGCGTTGAAGGAGGTGACTCTGGGAAGTATGCTGAGCTCCATTGCGAGCGAACTCTATTCCAGAGGCCTTCGGAGATTGCTGGTTTTAGCGCAGTGGAGCATGTTTATTGCTTCGTTTGCTCAGCCATGGGGCCTATGGTCCTGGCTGCTCACTTGTCTAATTCATGCCGGAGTGATTTGGTATGATTATTGGCAATGGAACAGCCGGTTCTATTGGTGGGTCATGGTGGTGTTGGTCCAGGCTTACCCCACAACCAAGAGTTTTTATTCTTGGTTCTCTGAAAAGACTGGCCAAATTCTCCAGGATCGTCGTGTTGGTCTTAAAATTAACGCGACGGCGCAAGAGCCTTTTCCGTTGGATCAGCGGGAGAACGTTCTTGATGGGCATATTGAGTATGTGGAAAACGTTCCTGTGTTAGCCACATATTTGGACCAGGAGCATAAGATTCACGTCCGTGTGACTCCCGGATTGCTTGCACAAATGCAGCGCAGTCTGGTTGTTCGCAAGGAGATGTCTATCCCACGCTCTCGGCCTATGCCCGTCACCGAGCTCCCCCCCGACATGGTCACGTTTCATTGTGACTGTGCGGGACAGTCCAGCAAGGTCTTGGGCATTGGTTCTCGTGTGACATTCACCAATGGTAGTGAGACATATTTGTTGACGAATTACCATGTGTGGTTGGGTCTGCGTGAACAGGGAACACCTATTGCTATGCAGGGATTGAAGTGCAAAGTCTTGTTGGACTTTGAGCTTCTTAAGCCGATGGCTTGGTCAGTACCCTACGATTTTGTGTTGGTTAAGATACCTGATGCGACTTGGTCGCTACTAGGAGTCTCGCCGATACGGATCGGATCCAGGCCCAAGACTATGCAAGCTGTTCAGGTTTATGGTGTGATTAATGGAGCGCGTGTAATGACGTGCGGAGTGATCAAACCGTATCCAAAGGCACCTGGAAAATTGTTGCATACTGCAACCACCCAACCTTCTTTTTCTGGTACGTTGCTTCGAAGTGGAAAGACAGCCTTTGGGCTGCACGTGGGTTCTGCGAATCCGTCGTTGGGTGATCATAATGTTGGTTTAGATTTAGAAGTGATCCGGCGTGCACTGGATGCATCTTATCGCCCTCTCAAAGAGGGTGATTATGATCCAGTGGATGCCATCACGAAGTTTATTCCTCTTGATGAGTTTGAGGATCTTGATCGCGATGAATACGATCGATACTCGGACTTTTCTGATCGCTACGATGATGTTTATGCGGATATTCACGTCGAGGATAGGCAGTTAAAGGCATGGTGCTCCAAACGCGGTCTTTATCTTGAGGAGTTTGAAGGAATTGATGACGATCTTGATATGTCACAATATCCCGATGACTTCTCTGATTCGGATGGCGAGTTGGTGGACCGCATGCTGGGTTATGACGATGAAGGAGGAGCTAGGTACGGACGTCGACGACGTCGAGAGTTTAGGGAACGGCAAGCAAAGGAGTTCGCTCTTCCCCTCGCAGTCAAAGAAGAGGGGCAGAGTGAAAACCTCGCGCTAAACCGTGCTGAGCCCTCGTGTTGTTGTATCCCACCTGAGGTTCTTCGGGTGTTAAAGGAGATCGCTTCGCGGACTCCTCCGATACAACCACCTGAATTTCCTCAGGATCTGGCACTGACTCCGTCTGTTCCAGTGAGTGAGGAGGTGCGACCGACTCCGCCTGTCCCTGTGCAAGCGCCCTTGAACAAGGCGCCTGCCACCAAGAGGCCGACTAGGAAGAAGAAGAAGAAATTGTCTGTAGGAACGCAGACGGCCGAGGGGAAACCCACCAACACGGTGGAACCCAAAAGCCAGGCATCATCTCAACCACTCCAGAAGGAGGCGGTAAAAGAGAATCCCTCGGGTGTGAACCCTCCCAGCCTGAGGAGTACGAAGGAGGGAACCTCGCAACTCTTATTGCCCTCGGTGGGTACCGATGGCAAGAAGGCCCAGAAGAGGGAGACTCTTTCAAGTGGCGCGGGTGCGGGGCCTCGACCTACCGAGTCATCGGCGGCGAAGCAAAGAAGGAATGTCCAAGATTTGCTCATGCGCTCGCAAGCTTCCCTGAACTCGGGGACTGGTCTTGGCCCAGGCGCGGCGCATCTGCTGAGAGGGATTCTTTCTTCTACCAAGTGAACAGGCATAGGTCTGGCTTGGTCCCCTCCGATGCAAAGCAAGAGGAGATTCTCGCTAAGATCAGCCGTGTGTACCCGCGCACGGAACCCGTTGATTTAGATCGGGTAGACATAGAGGCTGTCATTGATAGTTTCTTAACGGTTTCAGTGAACCGTGAGTCTTCTCCGGGTTGTCCATTAGGTGTTCTTTATTCCACCAATGAAGAGCTGATCCAACAGTGTAGAGGGTTTGTTGTGGGGTGCGTTAAGGAGCGTCTGACTCTTTTGAAGGAGATGGACCCTGATATCGTGGCCAATCTAACCGCCGAGGAAAAAGTTATGGCTGGATTGTGTGACCCGATCCGTGAGTTTGTGAAGAACGAACCACATGGGCGGGAGAAAATGGCTCAAGGCCGTTTTCGCCTGATCATGAGTGTTTCGATTATTGATCAACTCGTGGAGCGGGTACTTTTCCACCGTCAAAACGCCACGGAAGTGGCGTGTTGGGTTAACATTCCATCGAAGGGTGGGGCATCCATGAATTTAGACTCTGACGTCAATCATATGGCGCGTGAGTTCTTTAGTCAAGGAAGCCTAGCCTCAGTAGATGTGAGTGGCTTTGACTGGTCGGTTAAAGATTGGGAACTTAAGCTTGACGCGCGGGCTCGTGTCCGTTTGGCTATTGACCCTAAGCCATCTTGGATAAGGGCCGTGTTCAATCGCGTTGAGTGTTTGTCCCATGCCGTTTTCTCTTTTTCCGACGGGAAGATGGTAGCGCAAGTGACAAAAGGAATCCAGAAGTCGGGCAGCTATAATACCACCCCAACCAATTCGCGAATAAAGGTTTGTTTGGGTTGGCTAGCTGGCTCTGAATATGCTGTTGCGACGGGAGACGATGGAGTCGAAACTTACGTGGAGCAAGCTCCGGATACGTATGCTCTCCTCGGGCACCCATTGAAGACTTATTATAAGTGCACTGAATATGTGCCGTTTTGTTCTTCCGAGATCAGATCCGATGGAAGTTGGGTCCCTGCGACGTGGTCGAAGACCTTTTATAGGTTTTTGTATCAGTCAAAATTGGATTCAAGCTATTGGCAACAACTTTGTTACGTGCTGCGCCATAGTCCTTACCTTGGGCGGATAAGGAAGTGGATGCACGAGTATTCTCGTGCAGGTTTTGCTGATTCGGAGGCGATCGGTGAAATTTTATTACAGGAGGATGCCTACAAAGAAGAAGTCCCAGCTGCGGAAGAGGAAGCTTCCAGCCCCTCTTGCCAAGGCAATTAAGTCATTGGAGACTCCCAAGCCCAGGAAGGCTAAGGAGACTCGGATGACTGACACCCAACGCCTGAGTGGATCTAATGTGGTAGCTCCTTTAGCTGTCACTACGATCATGCGCCAAAGTGGCTCGGCTAAAGCGAGCCGCCCCTATTGCATTGCTCGGCGTGAGTTTATTGCAGATGTTCTAGGCACGACTACGAGTCGCATCGACAACTATCAGATTAACCCCGGGTTGAGAATTTTCCCCTGGTTGGCAGGAATAGCGCGTGCATATGATTTGTATCGCTTTACGAGGTTCCGTATTGAGTACGTGACGCATGATAGTTCTCAGGATAAAGGAAAGATGGTTATGGCTTTCGATCCCAATCCTGATGATCCTATCCCTGCGACTGTTGCTCGATTAGAGAACTTTGAGACCAGGGCGGTTAATACTCCCTGGGCGAATAATTTTGTGGATGTCCCTGTTTCTGACTTGAATCGATTGCCAAAGTTCATGGTTAGGGATTCGTTGGTTCCATCAACGCTCACCACGTATGACATTGGATCGCTTTCAGTCGGCGTGGCGGGCACTTTGGATAGCGCATTAGTTGGCGAGATCTGGTTTGATTACGAGGTCTGCTTTTGGTCGCCTCAACCTTTAGAGGATTTGACGATCATTCCGCAGGCCGAATCGACCTCAGCTTACCAACAGCCGACGGTTCCCTTGATCACTGCAACTGACTACGTTATTGCATGGTCGAGCGTCGTTACCAATCCACTGAGATTGACTCCGACGCTCGGAGTTTTTACTGACCTTAGGGGCGCCTTGCGTGTCACTGCGGAAATTTCCATTAGCTGGGCCGGTGGTGCTCCCACTGCTGGCACCAGCTTGGTTGCGATTCAGCTGTCGACTAATGGTGGCACCAGCTACAGTGATGTGGCGACTGCCTACTATGGGTTTTCGGCAACCGTTGGTGTCGAAAGCAAGACGGTTTCAGCCATCCTGCTGTTGATACCTAGTTATCGCTTCCGTGTACGCGTTGTGTCCACTTTTGCCGGGACTGCGTTTATTGCGGTTCCGACTGGCTCTAATAATTTGTTTATCACTCCTGCTTGAGTGTTTTACGGGTGAACATAAAATGCAGCCCAAAACTGCTACCCTTTGTTCTGAAAGTTGAGTGCGAACATCAAGTGCAGCTCAAAACTGCCGCATCTTGTTCTGAAAGTTGAACCTGCTCTCAAGGGAATAACGCCTTTGATTTTCGACGACGCTTCATTGGCTTACGGGTTGATACAGTGCCGGTTGGTGCTGAAACACCTTAGTATTCTCTGAACTTCTGTTGTGAGCGGCGACGGCGGAACACGACTCGGCCCACTGCCGGGCTTAGTTTTATTGTGTATGCCGCGACTGCTGCACATAGTTGAAGATCTT